GTAACAAACCATAACTTTGAAAGTTTATCGTTTACCGTTAAACAGAAGTTAAGGATGGTAAACAACAGTGTAGATAACGTGTTTGATTACTACGATGTAGAGAAGTATGATAGTAATACCAGAAAGAAAAGAGAGATATCTTTTAAAGACTTTCCTGTACACATCCTGCTGGGTGCTGTAGGTTTTTTTTTGGGTACCGTAAATCTGTACTTAACAACTACTCTATCTTTGAACAACCTTTTGTCGAAGAAGGAGACGAAGATGTTGATGAAACACTATCTGGAAAATCTTTCGGAGAACATTGGGGCTGGTGGGGGACTATCTACAAGCTCTCTAACTCCAACATTCTTAACATTACAGGAGACAAAGCCATCACGGATGTCAACTATATAACGGTTTTAAACTATTTGGAGATAGATAAAGACTATAACCAAGAGCTTGATAAACAACACAAAAGAGCCATGCAGATGGTTAGACAAAGATAGGTGGTACTTTTTTCGTGTATGATCTTATTTATATAACAAATACAAACCGTATGACAACAATTTATATTATAGTAGGTATCCTCGTTATAGCTGGTATATCTCTTCTATATGCTTACAAGGTAGGTAAATTAACAGACAAAGACGGTGATTTCATCCCAGACGAACTTGAAGAAAGAGTCGAAAGGGTAAAAGAAGAAGTCAAAGACGTAGTTGATGCTGTAAAAGAGGTAGGAAACCAGATAGGTGATATACCTTCAGCGGTTAAAGGAAAACCGAGAACAGGACGTAAACCAAAAAACTAAATTATGGCTAAAAAGAAAACAGAACAAACAGAAAGCTTTGTAGCACGTGAGTTAGAATCTGAACAAACCATTTTAGATGAGGTTATCAAACCACATGTAGATGATTTCTTAAAACAAAAGATAGAAGAACTTAGAGCAAAAGGATTCGATAACAACCGTATTGCTGCTAACCTTATGATTCATAAACACATCGTAGATAGTCTTTAACCGATGGCACAAAACCTTACCTATAGACAAATTGTAGAACAGTTCCAAGCTGCCTGTGATGCCCATCTACAGATAGCATCTTTTGATTCTGGAACTATAGACTACTTAGATGCTTCAGCCGTTAACCGGTTATATCCTTATGTCTTTTTAAGACCTATGGGTACCTTACAAGCACCTAACCAAAGAACTTTAACTTTTGAACTTTATAGTCTTGATGTACCAAGAGTATCAGGAGGTTCAAACTTAGACGTTGTATCTAACACAGAACAATACCTTTGGGATCTTATGGCATGGTTTAACGTTGGTACAACACAAAGACAACAAACATATGAAGTGGTGATGAATTCAGCCACACCTGTAAACGAAGCCTTTCAAGATAGAGTTTATGGATGGATGGCTAACGTAAATGTTATCACACCTTTCGCTTTAGATTACTGTAACTACCCACAGCTATGACCATAAAAGATGCCTTATATAAGATAGGAGAACTTCTTAAAGGAGAGATGGGTAGAACCATTCAGGAACAAACCTCCGGTACAGGTGCTTTATCTAACTCTATAGAATACACCGTAAAGACAACACCAGAGGGTACCCAGCTTGTAAGAACCATGAACGAGTATGGGAATTATTTAGACAGCGGGGTTAAAGGTACAAAGAGTAAATACAATCGTAACCCTAAGTCTATTTTTCCACAAGGACAGTTTAAATCTCCTATCATATCAAAACAATCAGGTTTGCCTTTACCTGTAAGAATATCTATAGCACAGAAGGGTTTAAAACCTAAACCTTTTATAGGTAGTTCGATTTCACAGGTGATGGATACAAGAGGAGTAGATCTTCTTATGGAAGCCGGTCTGAGTACGGTAGGGGTTATGATAGGTCAAGAATTAACAGATATAACCTTAGGATAAGATGGCTTATAGTATAGTACAACAACCGACCAATCCAAACGTAACGTATACAAACCTTGTATATGTAGTTTCTTCTTCAGCATATACCTCACCACAATTCCAATTTGTGATGGATGTTGTTCAAGGAAGTACCATCTTAACAAGAGTTAAACAATATCCTAACCCGGCCGGTGTCGGTGTATTTGATCCTTCAAGAATCTTAAACGATTATCTTGAATACGATCTATCTTGGACTTCAGATAATTTTACACCTGTAACTTCTGTACAAACCTTTGATATAAAGTTTGGAGAAGAGTACGGTACATCTCCTTCTTCTTCTGTAACTGTTTATCCTAACCTGGCAACAGATAACATAGAAGTATTTCCTGGTATAGTAGATCCAAACAACGGTATATCATATAACTGGCTGGATAGCGGTAGTGCTGTTCTTTTAACAGATAGACCTTCCAACATACCGGTATCATCTACAGATATCTTTTCTGTAACAGCTTTTAACGGTACAGCAACATCTAAGACTGTATCTATAACAGGAGGTCAAGGAGGAAGTGTTCCTGCCGGACAATTTAAACAATTTGTTCTTACACCATCAAGTGATAAGACTATAACATATAACGGAAGATCTATATCTGTACCTGTAGAAGAGGATTGTAACTATGATAGGATAAACTTTGCTTTTATCAACAACTACGGGTTTTGGGACTACTATGGATTTAACCTACCAAAGAAAAAGAATACATCTGTAGACAGAAAAAACATTTTAAAACCTTTTGTAGATTATTCATCCGCTACATCACCATATAACGTAAACAGAAGAGGTACAGATACTTATAACGTAAGATATACAGACGATTACTCTGTATCTACACCTTACCTTTTACAAAACGAAGCTGAATGGGTATCACAGATGATAGAATCACCAGAAGTTTTTATACAACAAGGATCTATCATGGTACCTGTTGAGATAACAAACGCTACATATACACACAATACCAACATAAGATCTCAAAAGGCTTTCCAATACGAGATACAATACAGATACGCTAACCCAAGAATCGCACGATAGATGGCAGATATTATCCTAAGAGTAGTACATCAAGGTACAACCTACGATTTAGATGTAGAGGGTAACATACCTCTTAGGTTGGATATTTCTGCTGTTGAAAACGATAGAATAGGTTCTTTCTTTGGAGTAGGATCTCAAACATTTGATTTACCGGGTACAAAAAACAACAACAAGTTTTTTAAACATGCTTATGAGATAGGAGCAACAGATATACCTGCTTTCTATAATACCATACAGGCTTATGTTATCTATGACGGAGAGACGCTTATACAAGGGCAGTTACTATTGTTAGAAGCTTTAACCGATCAAGCTGGTTTCCATGTTTATAAAGTACAGCTATCAGATCAGGTTGTACAATTTAAAGATGCCATAGCTACCAAACTTATAGCTGAAGGAGATTGGTCAGCATATACACATACGTTAACTTCAGCCTCCATCGTAGATAGTTGGTCAGGTAACCTTTTATCTGGATCTATATTTTATCCTTTATGTGACTTTGGATCTGATTCTAAAGCAGACTTTCCTAACATACCAAGAGTAGCTACAGGAACAACAGATGGGTATATCACATCTACAAATACTCCTATGTCAGCTAAACAATTTTTACCTGCCGTTAGAGTTAAGGATACGTTAGATGTTTTATTTGAACAGGTAAGTTTTACCTATACAGGATCTTTTGTTACAGGATCAGATTTTGATAACTTATATATCTTACCTAAAGCAACAGAAGGTTTAGGAGCAGGTGATGCTCAGTTTAACGGTTTAGAAGCTGATGGAGGGTTTATTTTCCCTTCTATGAATTCTGGTACATCTTATGTTATAAACAATACTGCTATAACAGACCCAGGAGGTAACTTTAACAACGGTACAAATTCATACTCAGTTCCGGTAACAGGTAACTATACCATGTCTGCTACGTTCAAGTATATTCAGAACCCTGTAAATGCTGGTAACTCTCCTGTACAGTTTCAGCTACAGTTTTTTAGAAACGGGGTAGCTATAGGACAATATGATGTAGAACAATTTTCAACTTCAGATCCTTTTCCTTATACACAAACCTTACCAGCACAAACATATGCTTTAAATTCCGGTGATGTTATAACATGTAGGTTAACAGCTTTCTATGGTGGATCTACGGTACAATCTTTTGCTTACCAATCTACATGGTCTTTACCTAACAGTGCTGCTCCAACTACATACGAGGATATAACCGTTAACATGGCCAACCAATGGGATAGTCAAACAAAAAGTTTAGATATCTTAAAAGGTCTCATAGAACAGTTTAATCTTGTTCTTACACCAGTATATAACGAAAACGGAAAGATATCGATAGACACGTTCGATGAATGGATGTTACAGGGTAGAACTGTAGATTGGACAAGAAAGTTTGAAACAGCTACAAGGGTAGGTATAAGACATACCGTATCTGAACAACAAAGAGAGTTAAGATTATCTAACATAGATGATACAGATAGATTCTCAAAAGTTGCTATAGATGATACACCAAACTACCAATACGGTACCTTACGTCTTTTATCAGAAAACAACATATCACAAGGACAGAAAAAAATAGGTACTTTGTTTGCTCCTACAGTATTAGGTTCAGAGATACAATCAGGAAGTATAGATGCTGAAGGTAACCCAACCTTTAACCTTAACCTGGCTTCTGGTTTTGTATTTCCTCATTTATACAAGTTTGAAAATGCTGAACAAAAGTCATATAAATTCAAACCTCGTATAGGATATAAAGCTTCCAATTCTCTACCAGGTCCTATTTACATAGGTCTCCCGGTAAATAATATTCAGGTAACAGGAACGTACTCTACCCTATCGAACATATCACAGATACCCTCTGTTACAGGGACTACCAACGATTTACACTTTAACAACACCTATGTTCCTTTCACCGGTGGTGTAAACTTGTTAACTGGTAAAACAGCATATACAAAATATTGGAAAACATACATCGATAGTTTATACTGGGATGAGAACAAAAAGATAACCTTAGACATCCAGTTCGATAAAGAGGAGTATAAGGACATAAGGCTTAACGATAAAATCTTTATAAAAGACCAATTATACCGCATCAACAAGATTAGCGGTTTTAACATTTCTGATAACGATGTAGCTACGGTAGAACTTATACGTTTATATCCTGCGTATTATTCAAACATACCTGTTCCTCCTACAACTACGACGACAACAAGTACTTCTACAACCACAAGTACAACTACAGCACCGACCACAACAACAACGTCTACGTCAACAACTACAAGTACAACAACGTCAACAACTACAAGTACAAGTACTACGACCTCGACTACTACGGTACCTACAACTACGACGACAACAAGTACTTCTACCACAACATCTACAACAACACTGGCATGTTACAGTTGTGGTTCTGGTACAATTCAGTTTACAACCGGTTCAACAGCGTATGGTTTCTATGCTGATTATCCAGTTTGTTCAACAGATCCAGCAGGCAACACCTTATACTGGGCTGTTCTTGATAGACCAAACAGGTTAAACCTTTATAGTAACGGTAGCTTAGATTATACTTCAGGATGGCAAGGTACAGCAAACTATTCAGGACCATGGGGTACAAGTTTAAACACACCTTCAACAGGTAATTCTGGATTTACGTGGTCAAATACAGCTAACAGAGTTGTAAGAATCGAGTATGGAAATGCTGATCCTGTATCACCTATAAACGATGCTGTAGAATGGTCTATCGTTTGTGGAGCTCCAACAACCACAACAACTTCTACATCTACAACAACAACCACAACAACATGTGCTAACTGTTACACATATAACATCGATAACTTCGATCTAAGTCAAAACTTAACATACCAGTACTTAGATTGTTCTGGAAGTTTACAAGTAGATCAAGTTGTTCTACCAGATAGTTCAACACCAGACTTCTGTGCTTGTGAAGGAACTGTACAACGTCAAGGAGGTTCGTTATCATATGCTATCAACTTTGTATGGGCAGGATGTGGACCAGAACCTACCACAACATCTACAACTACAACAACCACAACGTTAGATCCAACAGGATGTTATGAGTATGAGGTAGAGTGTTTAAGTCCAGGTGGATGTACAGTATTCTATACAACATGTGCTGGTGATCCAGATCAGTTTAACATAGCTTATGAGCAGGTTGGTTTAATTTGTGCTCGTCCAACACCTTCTGGTACAGGAGTATTTGTAACGTTGGCAGGACCATGTACAACTACAACAACAACAAGTACTACGGTACCTCCTACAACAACTACCTCAACATCTACAACTACAACAAGTACAACATCTGGAACGTTATACTATAAGTTGGATCCATGTGAGTTAGGAGATGGACAATGTTATACAAGTATAGCACCACAACAGGCTTCTCAAAGATATGTCAACATATTCACAGGGAATTACTTTATATGGGATAACACACCAGGTACAACGACTCCAGGAACGTTGTGTGTAAGCACACAATTGGTAAGCGGACAGTCAGGATGTAGTGAACAACCAACAACTACTTCTACATCTACAACTACAACAAGTACGACATCTACTCCAACGACTACGTCTACGTCTACAACGACTACAACGTTGGCACCAAATGTTTGGACAGCAGAAAGAAATGATGGTGGTGCTTTAGGATATGTAGGACCTTTAGGATCTTATAACTCAGGAGAAGAAGTTTTTGTTAACGATGGATCTGGACAGTGTTGGACTTTAGGTACAGCGGTATACTCAGCGTTTACAGATTATACGATAACAGGACCTTGTATAGCACCAACTACAACTTCTACAACTACAACAACTACTACAGCAGCAGTTTGTAACGGTATAACGTTTGTAGCAAGAACATCAACAGGAACAGCAGCTGATGCTTGTAATGCTCTTAAGAGAGGTACACATTACTTTAACACCACCGATCTTTGTACTTCAACGGTATACTACGGTTTAGATTCAAACTGTTCATCTCAAGAATCAACAGCATACTGGGTATCAGATAGTTCTTTCGCCAGATACTGGACAGGAACAACATGGTCAGGACCTTGTATAGAGTGTAACTTTTAAACAGATATAGATGGGATATTTACCTTACGATAACATAACAGAAGTCACAGGAAATCATTTCCAGATAAAAAAGATATCTGGTAGTGTACACTTTGTATGGAACGATGATTGGACATACCATGATAACGGATATGCTGAATACTTCTGTTCAGACTTTACCTCAAGCTATCAGAATGTTTTGGTAGGAGGTTTAGGTTTAGGGGTTATACCACAATGGTTTGCCTCTCAAGGAACAAATGTAACGGTGATAGAACAAGATCAACAGTTGATAGATGAAGTTGTTTCTCAGGGGTATCTTTCTTCAAGTATATCAATCATACAAGGAGATATTTTTACCCACGTAGATACAGGGAGTTACGATATGATACTGTTTGATATATGGTTCGATGAATCACAGATAACACAAGAAATACAAACCAGCTTGATAACCAGTTATTCTGGTTCATCAGATAACATACGGTTTGCTTTAACATAAAAAAAATAGGCAGATGATATATTTAAGTTGTCAACCAGCCATACCAAGGTATACCTGGGAGGTAGAGGTTTACGTAAATAATTTTTTAGACATGGGTATAGATCCAAGAGACATACATGTGGTCTTAGGATTGGATATAGCTAAACCCGGTATACCAGAAGATTGGATAAAGTTAAAAAACCATTTTAAAGGTGTACAGTTCTTTTTCTATGATGATACAAGAGGTATAAACAGTTATCAACCTTCTTTACAAGCACATATCTTAGAGAAACATTGGAAAGCTAACCCACATCTACAGTATACACAAATATTCTTTCACGATTCAGATTTTATCTTTACAAAACCTTTTGATTTTACATTTTACCTAAAAGATGATATATGGTATCTATCAGATACATGTTCTTATATAGGAGCAGATTATATCAAATCTAAAGGTAATCTTGTTTTCTTTTCTATGTGTTCTTTAGCTGGTTTAGATCCAAAGTTTGTTGAAAGTCAAGAAAAGAATTCAGGAGGAGCACAAAAACTTATAAAAGATGTTCCTACATCATACTGGGCTGATAGTTATAACTTACAGATGGAATTATGGAAAAAGATACCTCCTATATCTAACGCTATAAAGAAAAAGAAAGATCAGGCCGGTGAACCTTATATGGTTCTACAACATTGGACTATGTCGATGTGGTCAGAGTTATGGATGGCTTGGAAGTATGGGAGAGAGACACGTGTTCCCAAGGAGTTTAACTTTCACTTTGCTATCGATCATATAGATAGATGGTTAGATAATGCTTTTTATCACAATGCCGGTGTTGTAGATGGTACAACAGGAATTTTCTTTAAAGGTATGTTTGATAGTATGTTACCTTACGGACATGTTATCGAAAATCCTAACAAAAATGTAACCGGTTGGAAATACTTTGAGTATATACAAGAGGTAGGTAAGAAAAGCTGTTTGGTATGAAGATAAGATACTCTACATTTTTAAACAACACATACTACGAACAGTTCTTGGTTTTATACAAGAGCTTTCTTTTATATGAACATAAACATCCTTTCAGAGTATATAGCTGGGATATTTTAGATGACGATAAAAAACAATATCTAAAAGATATAGGTGTAGAGGTTATAGATGTAGAACAAGGAGATTGGGATAGATGGATATACTATAACCTTTATGGTTTTAAATGGAAAGGTTTGATCGAAAGTGATTGTGATGTAGAGGTACTTTTAGATTGTGATACCATTTTTCTGGATTGTTTAGATGATCTGATTGATATGTATGATAAATACGACCTTATCGTTGTTCCAGAACATGTAAATAAAGATAGAGCAGGAAATCTGTTTAACATAGGACTTATGGTTACCGGTTCTAAAAGTAAATACCTGTTACAGAAGAGTGTTCAGAGGATGATTGAACAACCATCAAGAGGTGGTAGAGTCCCTAACACAGAGATGTTCTCTCTATGTGATATCGTAGAAGAAGATAACATAAACATCTTAGAGCTTGATTATAACATATACATGCATCTGTGGGAGAATCATAAACTTAAAAAACATCTATCGGTTGAAGATGGAAAGTTTATCGTAAAAAATGATGACGGTACAAGGGTAAGATTTTATCATTATACAACACATATAGATCCTTTTAAAGGAAGTAGAGTGTTAAGATTTTCTTATGATAAAAAAACAGCTAACCGTATGTGGTTAAAAAGATTTAACAACCCTATGGGTTTAATCTATAACCATCTGGATATAAACGAAGACTTTGAAACTATAAAAGAAAAACAAGACCAATGGCTGATAAGATAAGATACGCACAGATAGACCCTAACGGATTATGTAACGCAGGATGTTGGTTTTGTCCTGTAGCTTATGAAGGTAATCCTACCGAGACTATCAACCAAATGACACCGTCAGAGTTTAGAAACATCATACAACAGATACATGATAACAAAGGTGGTATAGTTTCTCCAGAATTTAACGGTATATACACATCACATTATAACGAAGCTCTTATATACGCTCATTTTGAAGAGATGTTAGAAACTTTAAGAGAGTTTAGGTTAGGTATGGTTGTACTTACAAACGGTACACCTTTAACACCAGCTAAAACAGATATTATAAACAAATATCAAGACGTTGTATGGGGTTTATGTGTAAATGCTCCTATATGGACATCTGCTGAACTGTTTGAAAAGAGAGTAAATATGAAAGCTCATCTTTTTGATAAGTTAAAAGAAAACGTTAAATATGCTGCTGATAATCTTATCAACAAAAATCTTTTATCTGTACAAGTAAACGGACATGATAGAGAATCAGGAGCTTTAAAAGGTCCTAAGTTTCCAGATATTTCTCCTACAGAGTTAGATGAACAGGTAGCTGCTGCTAAAGCTTTATTTCCTAACGTAAACGTATTTAAACAACCACACCTCATCGATAGGGTAGGTCTTATAGATGATTACATATCATCTTCTCCTTTTATCAAAAAAGATAAAAAGGTTATAGGTTGTCAAGGTAAAAGAGATACAGAATGGTTACATATAAACGCTAACTCAGAACTTTTCTTATGTTGTAACGATTATCATATGGAACATAAGTATGGAAATCTAAAAGAAAACAAGTTAGAGGATTTGTGGATGAACGAAAAACATAAACAAGTGTTAGAACATGCCTGGGGTAGTATATGTGCTCAATGTACATCTGCTATATGGGAACAGTAGGTACCTTAAGACACGTAAAAGATATTTAAATATATGAACCAAACCGTTAACATAGATGTTCAGGTACAAACCAAGTCGTTAAACGATCTTGAGAACGAATTATCACAGATAAACGAAGAGTTAAAAAGTGTTGAGATAGGTTCTCAAGCTTTTAAAGATCTATCTAAGGATGCCCAAGCTTTAACAAAACAGTTAGATAAAGCTAACCAGGCTGCTGAAGGATTTACAGATGATAAGAAGTTTTTAGCTGCTGATGGAGCTATAAAAACTATGGGTGGATCTTTATCTGGTGTAGTTGGTACTTTAGGTCTTTTAGGAGTTGAATCAGAGAGCTTTGGAGAGATGGAGAAGAAAGCCGCTTCTGCTATCGCTGTGGCTATGGGTGTTAAAGATGTTTCTGAAGGTATCAAACAAATGGCCGATGCTAACGTTTTAGCTGCTGCTAAGGCTAAGATCATGGGTATAACAACCAAACAAGCTCTTATCGCTACCGGTATTGGAGCTTTTGTTGTTGTGTTGGGTTCTATGGTAGCGTATTGGGATGATATCGTAAAAGGTGTTAAGAAGTTTGGAGAGTCTGTTCCTTTTGTTGGAAAAGCTATAAAAGCTTTAGAAGATGGAATCAACTCTATGATAGAAGCCTTTAGACCTGTCTTAGAATGGTTAGGTATTCTTCCAGATGAAGCAGAAAGAGCTAACAATGCTGTTATAGCTTCTAACGAAACACTTATAAACTCAGGTGAAAGAGAATTAGCTCTGTTACAAGCCAGAGGAGCTTCTGCTGAAGAGATCTTCAAGAAGAGAGAAGAGATGTTAAAAGCTGAGCTTGATAACTTAAAACGTACAGATGCTGATAAACAAGAGATATACGAAAAAGAAACAGAACTACAAGTTCTAAGAGCAGCAGAAGAAAAACGT